AACAATTGTGTCCATACGATTTGTATGATACATACTTGAGTCAATCATTAACTAATGCAAACTTTCAGACTGAAGTGCCCTTTGAGGAGGTCATTTTAACTGATATTTCAAACAGAATTGCTAACCAAGTTGAAAAACAATTGTGGAATAACACAACTGCATCAGGTGGAACTTACGGAAACGCATGTTTCAATGGTGTTGGAGCGTTGATTACATCAGGTAATGGTGCAACTCAAATCGCTTATTCAGCAGCAACTGCTTCAAATGGTTTGGATGTATTCACAAAGATTTACGAATCAATCCCTTCAAATGTATTACATTTGGATGATTTGGCTATCTATTGTTCATACGCTAACTACAGAGGTTTGGTAAGTTCAATGAGAAATTCATCATTTGTAAACTTATTCACAATGGATTCAGCAAACGCTGCAACTGGTGAAGAGTGGACTTTGATGTTACCAGCAACCAATGTTAAGGTTATCCCAACTGTTGGATTAGATGGTATTTCAGCGTATTACGCAGGACCAAGTTCTTACTATATGTTTGGTATGAATTCAGAAATCATGACTGTTCGTAGTATCTACGACCCGTTTGAAAACATCGTAAAAATCCAAGCAGGTGTTACCTACGGATTGGGTGTATTTGATGTAGCATCTTTCTGCGTTTGTAAATAATCATTAGTGTCTGTTTGGTTGTTTCCTCCTTTCTAATACAATACAAAGTTATGGAAAAGAAACGAGACAACCAAACAACACATAAATAAAATCAAAAAAAAACTAACATAATAAAATTATGGCAGCATGTTATATATCAACTGGATTTACATTAGATTGTAGAACCAATTCAAGTGGTGGTATCAAGACAATGTGGTTGTTAGGTGGTTCAGGAAATACAATTTCAGGTTATACTGTAACCAATTCAGAAGTATCTGCAATTGGTGGAACAGGAACTTGGTTCAAATTCCAATTACCAAAACAGGCAGGTTCTTTGAGTGAAACACTTGGAATCAATACTACATCACAATCAGTAACTTTCCAACCTGAAATCGTGGTAAATTTACCAAAATTACAAACATCTTTAAGAGATACATTTGTAGATATGGTAAGTCAAAATGAAATATACGCTCTTATTGAAGACAACAACCAAAACTATTGGTTAGTTGGATTGGATAATGGTTTATTGGTTACTGCAGGTTCTTTGAACACAGGTCAGGCTTATACCGACTTGAACGGAGCAACGGCTATTACAATGACTGGTGGGGAACCAACCTCAATCAGACAGGTAGCAGTATCAACTACTATTCAAGCAGTATTCACTGCTGGTGGTTTTACTTTCCAATCTTAATAAAAACCTTGAAATATGGGGAGTTAAACGCTCCCCATTTTCATAAGCCGATATTATATTTATCAAATATGAAATTACGACCATACCAAGCACCAAGAAGACAACCAAACATCAATGATATGATTTATCCAAAGGGTTCAAGACAACCTGGTAATGTTTGGGTGGGTGGTGTTGTAATGAATGTCCCTGAACCTTCAGGTGGACCTGCGGTTACCCCAAGTCCGACACCGAGTGTAACCCCAACAATGACGGTTACACCAACAAGTAGTTTGACTCCTACACCTACACCAAGTGTTACCGCAACAATCACGCCAAGTGTTACCCCAACCAATACGGTTACACCAACATCTACAACTACAACAACACCTACACCTACACCAACACCAAGTTCAAGTCCAATTCCACCAGGAACAACTGAAGCAAATACTTATTTATCGGCAGTAGTTGATGCGGGTGGAACGGGTATTACATCGCCTATTTCAGCTGCGACAATTACGATGTTTAATTCAATTTGGAGTAATGGATTAAATACTGGTATGTTGTATATGTATCCGTTTATTGGTGGAACCGCAGCAGCACATAAGTTTAACGGATTAAATCCTGTTGATACTAACGCAGGTTATAGATTGACCTTTAATGGTGGTTGGACGCACACATCGTCAGGAGCAACTCCAAACGGAGTTAATGCTTATGCTAATACATTCTTCACACCTAACTCGGAAGCAACATTAACTATATCGGGTGGAACATTAGGTTTTTATTCGGGAACTGATAGTGTTGGAGCATTTAGTAAATGTGCTATGGGTAGTAAAAGTGGTGGTAGTGATGGTTGGGCTTTATATCCAAAATCAGATGGAAATGTGATTGATGCTTTTGCTTGGGAAAATAATACAGGAGCACCGACCACCGCAACAAACCCAAGTTCGTTAGGTGGATTGGCTTTTACAAGAACAGGAACAACAGCAGTAGTATCTTATGTTAGAAGGGGAGTTTTCTTTGAGAATGTAAATAAAGCATCTACCGCTAAATCACCAGAACCCATATATCTTGGAGCGTTAAACTCTGATGGAACTGATACTCAATATTCCGTATTTAGACAACAATTCAGTTATGCTCACACAGGACTAACTGTTGCACAAATAACAACATTAGATACGATAATTCAAACTTATCAAACCTCATTAAGTAGAAATACATATTAAAAATTATGAAAGTAGTATTATTAACAGAAGAAGAAAAAAATAGTTTAGTTGGTGAATTAGTTCAACCTGACTGGTATTTTAATCCTGTATTGGATTGTAATGTAAATTGGATTATATCAACAGAAGAGGTTGATAATTCAATTTATCCACAACACGATTGGATTAAATCAATGCCTTTAATTGATTGGTGTCCACCACCAATACCATCACCATCAGGTTCAACAATGAACTAATCTATGTATAGAATAAATGATATTGCATTTGATGAATATAAGGTAATAAGTGTTGAATTGGAATTGGATAGTTGTGATTTAATTATGAAGGTTAGATTCACAAAAGATGATGACAGAATAACAAAAGAAAAATCTTATAGATTTAAAACAAATTGTGATGTGAATATAAATAAATTGATTGAAGAGTTAAAAGGTATAATAAATGAGTAAGGTATTTTATAGAAAACAATTTAATGATTATCTTGGTGAACAAAGAGCCATAGATGATATCATTGCTCAATTCATACCTGATGGTGGAATAACACCAACACCTTCTCCTGTACCTGTTACACCAACTCCTACCCCGAGTATTACACCTACTCCTTCAATCACACCGACTGCAACATCAGTTACACCAACCCCAACGGTTACATCAACACCTACGCCTTCTGCATCACCAATTCCACCTACACCAAGTGTAACAAGGACCGCAACGCCAACACCTACACCAACTTTAACACCAACAAGTAGTGAAACACCGACACCTACACCAACATTAACACCTACTCCAACAGAACCTGCGGGGTATAAATTATTAGCCGAATCAGGTGCTAAATTACAAAGTGAAACACCTGACGACATAAACATAGAACATTAAAAAAAAAAGATAAAATAAAATGGCGAATGTAAAAATAAGCGCATTACCTTCTTGGACCGGCACCGCTGCGGATTTAAGATGGTTCGTTATGAATAACAGCGGTGAAACTGAAACCTTCAAGTATAGTGGATATACATCAGGGGTGAGACCTGTATCGGGTTTATCTAACTCATTTATAAGTATAAATTATACAGATAGTGATGTTAAATGTATCCAATCACAAATATTAGGTGGTAGTGGTAATTCAATACAATCAACTGACGGTACTGGTAGAAATACCATTATTGGTGGTTTTGATAATACAATACCACAAGGTTTTAATAATACAATAATAAATGGTTATAATGCGTCAATTTTGGGTGGTCAAGCAACTATTGTTGGAGCGTCGGGTAGTATTACTGATGGTTTTAATAATATATTACTTGGTGGAGTAGGTATTGTTGGTGGTAATAATTCGGGTATTGTTGCTGGTTATGGAAATATTATTTCACCTACATTTAATGATAGGGATTTTATCGGTGGTGGTACATCAAACTATATTACTTATGGAAGTGATAGTTCAATTATCGCTGGAGTATCAAATCTTATTGAAGGTAATTCTAACTACGCTGTTATTTGTGGTGGTCAAAGTAATAAGTTTACTGCTTCTAATTATGGATTTATCGGTGGTGGAATTAGTAATATTATTGATAATTCTAATAATTCATCAATATTAGGTGGTTCTGGAAATACAATAAATGCTGAAACCGCAGGTGTTGAAAGATTTAACACAATTATCGGTGGGTCAAATAACACCATATTTAATGCTGCGAACGACCAATTATATCAATCAATTATTAATTCAAAAAATACAACTATAAGTGTTGGGGCTGAAAGGGTTACAGGAATTGGTTTATCAGGTAGAACACTTAACGACCAGTTAGCAGGAACTACGGTTGTAGAGAACTTATTCGCTTATAGACAGATTAGTTCAGGGTTTTATGATAATGGAACTATTGGTGCTGGTGGTTTAACGATTGATGTAAGAAATGGTGATAAGCAACAACTTACAATTACAGGGTCAGGAACTACACAAGTATCTTTTATTGGAAATATTGCTGGTGGTAGATTGGTATTAAAAGTTGTAAATACTTCAACAGGTGACATAGGATTTGCGGACAACTCACCTTATGATTGGAAAATTCCAACACTTGGTATACCATCTACGGCAAACGGAACTGATGTTTATATCTTTGAAAGTTTTGGAGACCAGACATTATGGTTCACATCACAAAGTAAAGATTTAGTATAAAAACAAAACAGATATGATAATACTAAACGAAGGTTATAACAATATGAACGCAACCTGTAGCAGAAACAAAATGCTAACAGGTTCTGTTTGTTATTTGTTCAGTTG